TATCTTTTTAGCTTCAATTTGTGTTCCGCACCATTGACCTTGAAGGTTGCAGTATAGTCTCATTTGTTTAGCCTTTCTTTGTTTGATGGTCTTATGAATAAAACAGAGCTTTGTGATTCAAATTTACCGTCTTTTTTATAGACGCATAAATTTTCAACTATCTCTTCATTCTGTAGCTTTTCACCATACTCAATAGCCTTCTTTTTAGAAGTGTGCTTTCTGGTGTGCTTATCGACTCTAGTGTCATCTGTCCAAGTTACCGTCCACCATTTGCCGTTATGGAATTGAACGTTTAAATCGAATTTATTATTCATTTATTTAGCCTTTCTTTGTTTTGTTATCCTGTATCAATACAGGGCAAGGCAGCGCCCTAAGACGCTGCTAAGCGCTATATTAACTAGCTACCTTTAGATTTTCTGTTTCTGATTGCTCAGCAGCTTTTAGAATGAATGTTGCAGCCTTATCAGCAGCACTAGCAGCCTTTTGTATAGCGTCTGGATTGTCTTTGAGACACTTGATCCAGCCGTTTAAATACTTGGCATGATCTGCACGAGGCTCAGCGTCAACTTTAGTAAGGCCTGATAAGATAGCGCTTGTTAATTCAGCTATCAATTCTTCAAAAGCATAACCATCTGAACCAAAGCGAGTGCCAAATTTTCTGTCTAGTCTATGCTTTGCGCCTGTCCAGTGACCTAGCTCGTGAAACAGCGTTCCGTAGTAGCCTGAAGCATCTTTAAATTGCTCTTTGCTAGGCATATTGATTGTGTCGTTAGATGGTCTGTAGTAAGCGCTGTTAGCGTCCTCATTTACAAACTTAGCACCTGACAACTCAGCGAGATTTTCAGCGTCTAAAATGTCACTCCAATCTTGTGTTAAATCTTGATCATCATCAAGAAAGTCACCTTTCCAGTTTTCGACATATTGAGAATTAAAGACGGTAAAAACTTTCCAAGTTGGGAATGTTTTTTCTTCATCTGTTTTTTTATCTTTGTATTTTACTATCTGAAAAAATACGACATTGATACCTTTACCTTTAGCATCTTTTAGTTTGTAGCCTAAACTTTGCCATTGTTTGAAGGTGCCAAAGACAGGGGAAGTATAACCGCGCTTGAGCATATACATTGCTAAATTAATGCGATTGATACCGTTATAATGGCGCTTCTTAGCGCTTAATGGTTGGCCTTTAGCGATTATATCGCGCCATGGTTTAGTCCAGTTTGAGCCATGTTCCTGCATCATATCAATACAGCTACTTGTTATTTCAGTCATTACCTGAGTTGTTCTTTTGTCCATTGTTTTAACCTTTCTTTGATTCGTTATATATATATTTTAACAGTATTTTTAATATCAATGCAACTTTATTTAATATTATAGCAATATTGTTCAATATTAGCGAAAAGAGATTTTATGACCTAAACTATGCAAAAGACCTTTCGCTTCTCAGCGAGCTTCTCAGGGCTTCTCAGGGCATAGTGCCTGTTTAGTATACAAATGTTTTCAGTTGTTTAGCATTGTTTGGTTTTTGCCAAAAGTGCGACACCGCAAACATTAAAACACAAGGTCGCGCAGGGGCGCGCGCGAATAAAACAATGCGATACAAAGCGCAACCTATTGTTCAACAATGTTTAACTTTGTTTAAACTTGGTTAAACTTAGAACAATGCCCCATGTTTGACTCTAGCTGTACTGTTTTTGACTAACTGCAAACAAAGTAATGCAAAGGTATACAAAAATTAGACCCCCCCCTGCATAGCCCCACCCCACCCCCGACTTTAATATTACATTCCCACACACAAAAATTTATGTTATGCGGTTTTTGGGTGTTGTTTAATAAAATCTAACCTCCCGAGTTTTATTATGCTTTCTCGCAGCACCCACCCCACTACTAAAACTAATATTAGTAGCTTTTAGTAATATTAGTAATTATACTTTTTCGTACAAATACTAAGACTACTAATACTAATAATTACTTTAGTATATTAGTATTAGTAGTTGCAGTACGCAGCGAATTAATAATATGAGGAAAGCATGGCAGGCAGACCAAAATTTAGAAAAGCTATTGCAGAGCTAGATAAGCGTGGTGGAGTTGAGACTTTGCAGCAAGAATTACTTGCAGGCAAAACGATACCTATGATTGCAAAAGAGCTTGGGTTGGATCGTGGCTATTTTAGGCGCAACATTGTGAAGCATGAGAAGTACGGCAACGCCATACGCGAGATAGAGCATCAAGTTGCTGATGCTCATGCTGATGCAGCGTTTGATATGTTGAACGATATTAAGGAAAGGCGCGAGACTGAGGTTGATGAGGCGTTAAACGGTAAGAACAGCCGTGACATTAGCGAGGCGAATGTTAATCAAGTTGATATTGGCATTGCAAAAGGTTTAGCGCAGCAACATAATTTTATAGCTTCATCTTTAAATAAAAATCGGTATGGTAGTGGCAGTCAGCAAAACATCCAGATTAACATTGGAGATTTGCATTTAGATGCGCTGCGTAAGATGAAGGTTGTAGACCATGAATGATTTGTCTCGCAATACGATGATTGAGTTTACCCAGCGCTACGCTAGGAAGCCGACATTATTTGTGAGAGAGGTGCTTGGTGTAGAGCCGTTAGATTATCAGGCTGAGTTTCTTGAGGCTATAGCTTCTGGTGAAAGAAAAATTTCAATTCGTTCTGGACACGGCACTGGCAAGAGTACAGCCGCATCTTGGGCTATGCTGTGGTATTTTTTGATGCACTACCCAAATAAGGTTGTTGTGACTGCGCCAACCTCTAGTCAGCTATTTGATGCTTTATTTGCAGAAATGAAACGCTGGATAAATGAGTTACCTGATGCGTTTAAGGAAGTGTTAAACGTAAAGTCTGATCGTGTTGAACATACGGCTGCGCCTAGTGAGATGTTTATTTCTGCTAGAACTAGTCGTGCAGAAACGCCAGAAGCGCTGGCTGGGGTACACTCAGAACACGTTATGCTGATTGTAGACGAGGCTAGTGGTGTGCCAGAGCAAGTATTTGAGGCTGCTGCTGGGTCAATGTCTGGTCATAATGCAACTACGATTATGTTGAGCAACCCTACTAGGTCTAGTGGCACGTTTTTTGAAAGCCAAAACAGGCTTGTAGATAGCTGGTGGACGAGGCGCTGGTCGTGTATTGATAGCCCTTTGGTGAGCGATGAGTTCATTGAAGAAATGAAGTTGCGCTATGGTGAAGACAGTAATGCCTTTAGAATCAGAGTGTTAGGCGAGTTTCCTCAAGCAGATGATGACACAATCATACCGTATCACTTGGTTGAAAATGCGATACATCGTGATGTTGAGGGCGATGACGACTTGCCGAGTGTGTGGGGTTTGGACGTTAGTAGGTTTGGTAATGACAAAACTGCGTTGTGTAAGCGGCAAGGTTCTATTGTGACTGAAATTAGGTCTTGGTCTGGGTTAGACTTGATGCAGACTGTTGGTCGTGTTGTAGCTGAGTATGAGAGTTTGCTACCTTCTAAGCGGCCTAGAGAGATACTTGTGGATAGTATTGGGCTTGGTTCTGGTGTTGTAGATAGGTTGCGTGAGCTAGAGTTGCCTGTTCGAGGTATTAATGTTGCAGAAGCCCCTAGTATGGGCGCAACATATTTAAATTTACGCTCTGAGTTATGGTTTAAGACTAAGGGTTGGTTTGAGGATCGTGCCTGTAAGTTGCCGAAAGATGATCAGTTATTAGCAGAATTGACAGGTATTCGGTATAGCTTTACGTCTAGTGGTAAGATGAAAGCTGAGAGTAAAGATGAGATGCGTAAGCGTGGATTAGCGTCACCTGACTTAGCTGATGCGCTTTGTTTGACTATGGCTAGTGATGCTGCAACTGCATTATCTGGGGCATTTTCTAGTTGGAGAGGTGACATAAAACGTAATTTGCGTGGTATCGCATAATGTGGTATGTGTTTAGAAAAATAAAGGAGATGATCATGCCGATGGGTAAGGGTACTTATGGCTCTACAATGGGTAGACCACCTAAAAAAACGACTAAGAAAAAGAAAAAAGCTAAAAAAGCTAAGAAAAAATAATGGCTAAAGGTGTAAAGCATTATTTTCGAGATGGAACTGAGCATAAAGGCACTATGCACAAGATGGCTAATGGTCAGCTTCATACTGGAAAGACGCATACTAAAACTAGTAAGCGTCTTTTTCATTTTGCAGACTTAAGTATGACTGCTAAGAAGAAAGCAAGGAAGAGGGCGTAATGTCTTTATATAGAAACATTGCTAAAAAGAGGGCTAGAATTAAAGCTGGTTCTGGTGAGAAAATGCGTAAGAAGGGTGCAAAAGGCGCACCTACAGATAAAAACTTTAAAGATGCAGCTAAGACAGCTAAGAAGCGTCCTAAGAAGAAAAAAACAAAAAAAGGTAAGAAGTAATGGCTGAAGAGACTGACAGAGAAAGGCATATGAGGCGAGTAGATGAACACTACGCTTCTCTTGGTATGGACAATCCTCACAGGCAGCATTTTGCTATGCAAAGAAGCATGGCTAATCCATCTTCTAGAAAAGGCGGTCTTGGTTCTAACAAGGGTGCAGCTAGGTATCAAAACACTTCTGCTGAAGATCGTGCGAAAGCTAACTCTGATGGTAGGTATGGTTATTTTGATGAGGTAAACAAGCGTTACGTTCCTGCTTTATTTGATGCTATGGATGGCGGTGGTTTTGATACTCGCGGTGATGAGTTTAAGGGCGGTATTTTTAGCGGTATGCTTAATGATATGGGTGTAAAGCCATATGGCTCTCAAATGGAGCGTGCTATGGTTAGCCCTAATACGTCACCTATTGTGCAGGCTGTAAATGCTGTTCCTCAGACTGACCCAAGGGTTTTAACAAGTAGAGGTTATGAGCCAGATAATATAGCGCCCCCTGCTGCAACTGTTATGAATCAACAAGTTGGGATAAATGATGTTTTAAATTTTCAAAGTGATCCTCAAGACTCTATAATTCAGCAAGCAAGAAATTTAGCTGCTAGGTCTGGTAGAAACTTTGATATGATGCCGCAAGAAATGAAAAATCAATTTATAAATGCTGTTATGCCTTTAAGTAATGTTCCAACAGCAGGCGTATAATAATGCCCCGAAAGCGCGAAAAAGCCATACCAAAAACGACTAAAGGTAAAGGGCGCAACTATAGGACGGTAAAAGAAGGTGCAGGCATGACCGCAAAGGGTGTTGCGGCACATAGAAGGAAAAACCCAAAGTCGAAGTTAAAAACGGCTGTAACAAAAAAGAAAAATTTAACTGCAAAAGAAAAGGCTCGTAAGAAGTCTTTTTGCGCTAGGTCTAGAGGCTGGACAGGTGAACGTGGCAAAGCTGCTCGTAGAAGATGGAATTGTTAGATGGCGTTATCAACATATGATGAATTAAAAGCTAGTATAGCTGATTTTTTAAACAGAGATGATTTAACGTCAGTTATACCTGATTTTATTAAACTTGCTGAAACTGGCATGAATAGAGAAGTTAGGCACTGGCGTATGGAAAAACGTGCTACGGCAGAGCTTAATACTCAATACACAGCTTTGCCTAGTGATTTTTTGGAGCCTATTCGTATGTCGTTAAACACGTCTAATACTAACACTTTAGAAATGGTTAATGCTTTTCAAATATCTAATCTTAGGGCGCAAAACCTTAACACAACTGGCAGGCCAGTAAATTTTGCTATTCTTGATGGTAGTATTGAGGTGTTTCCAACGCCTGATGCTGCTTATACTTTGGAAATGCTTTATTATGAAACTATTGATACATTAAACGCACAAACAACTACAAACTGGGTTTTAACTAATTTTCCAGATGCGTACCTTTATGGTTCTTTAATTCATTCTGCTCCATACTTACAGGAAGATACTAGAGCAAACACATGGGCGGCATTGTATCAAAAGGCAATTAATGATATTAATTT